GTGCAGGAGACTGAACACTCCGGCGATATCACGATCAGGTTTATCGATGCCGACGATTGACGTTGTGCGACCGAAGTTGCACCCAGCGCAGCGGCAGGTACGTGCTGAGGCACGACGCTACAACGTGCTGGCCTGTGCCCGCCGCTGGGGGAAAACAACGATGGGCACCGTCCTGGTTACTGAGGCCATCCGGCAGCGGGTGCCGAGCGCGTGGTTCGCGGCGACGAACAAACTGCAGGCCGAGGCGTGGCGCGATGTGGTCAAAATGGTTGCGCCGATCACGACGCATATCTCCCAACAGGATCACCGTATCGAGTTCATGGGCGGTGCCACGTTTGAGATGTGGTCGCTGGAGGGGACGGGGGCCGGCCGTGGTCGCAAATATGGGCGGGTCATCGTTGACGAGGGCGCGTCCGTCCGTGATCTGGAGACGGCGTGGAACGAGGCCATCCGCCCGACACCACTGACCGACTACCAGGGGGACGCATGGTTCCTCGGGACACCGAAGGGCCGCGATTATTTCTGGACACTCTGGATGCGCGGTCAGGATGCCGGCGCGCCCGAGTGGATGTCCTGGCAAATGCCGACGGTGACCAACCCGTATATCAACCCGGCAGAGGTGGAGGCGGCACGGCTGGACATGCCCGAACGTGCGTTCCGACAGGAATACCTCGCAGAGTTCATCGAGGACGGCGCTGGGGTGTTTCGGCGAGTACGTGAGGCTGCTACCGCCACGCCGCAAACTGGACGCATCGAGGGGCATGCCTACGTTGGCGGGGTGGACTGGGGCAAACACGAGGATTTCACCGTCCTGTCTGTGATCGACACGACAACGAGCGAACTGGTCTACCTGGAGCGGTTCAACCGCATTGACTACCGTTTCCAGCTCTCCCGACTCCGGCAGGCGCACGACCTGTTCGGCGTGGACACCTGGATTGTTGAGCGGAACAGCATGGGTGAGCCGTTGATCGAGCAGGTGCGCGACGAGCTGCCGATCCTCGCATTCACCACGACCAACGCCTCGAAGGCATCGGCAATTGAGGCACTGTCTCTGGCGTTGGAGCGTGGCGATCTGGCGATCCTCGACAATCCGGTACTGATCGCTGAATTGCTGGCGTATGAGTCGGAGCGGTTGCCCTCGGGGTTGCTGCGCTATTCCGCACCCCCAGGGTTACATGATGACTGCGTTATGTCTCTCGCGCTGGCCTGGCACGGCGCAGCCTCGGCGAACTGGAGTGTGTCCCTTGCAGGATAGAGCGCCGTCCCGTATCCCCAACTCGGCACTGGCGACAATGCCGGCAATCCCGCCAGAGCACCGAGCACGCGATTTCGGCGCAATCGGTACGGGGTTGGTTGACGCCAGCATGGCGGCATGGGGAGTAGATGCGTCGGAGTTCACGCCGGAGGAGTACGCCCATTACGCGGCTACCAGTGCGTTCGTTTACGCAGCGGTGCGGCTACGGGCGGTGAACCTCGGGCAACTGCCGATCAAGCTCTACAAACGCAAACGCAACGGTGACGAGGTGGAGGTCACGCAGGGCCGGCCGGGTTCGTTGTACGAACTGATGGATCGGGTCAACCCGTTCTGGGATTCGGCGCGGCTGATCCGCATGACGGAATGGTCGCGCTGTTTGCAGGGGGCCGCGTACTGGTGGGTGAACCGTGGTCCGCGTGGCATGGGCGCGCCGTCTGAGTTGTGGTGGGTCAAGCCGGATCGGATGCGGGTTGTGCCGGACCCGCAACGCTACATTGCCGGGTATCTCTACGATGCGCCGATGGGGACACAGGTACCGTTCGACGCGGGCGAGGTGGTGTGGTTCCCGCTCGATAACCCGATCGACGAGTTTGCCGGCCTGTCTCCGATTGCAGCGGCACGACTGTCGATCGACGCGGCGCACGACGCCATGCGGAGCAATCGCAACATCCACCGCAACGGGACACGCATTAGCGGGATTGTCGGGCCGGCAGACGCGAACGCGCCGATGTCGAAGGCGCAGCAGTCCGAGGTAACTAGCCTGTTCAACCAGCTCTACAAGGGCATTGAGAATGCGCATAAACTCGCGGTGGTTACCAACCCGATCAGGGTTGAGAAATTGTCTCTCTCCCCAGCCGATGCGCAGTTCATCGAGCAGTTGAAGTGGACGCTGGGCGATGTGGCGCGAGTATTCGGGGTGCCGGCGGAACTGCTACAGGATCGGGAACACTCGACCTACAACAACGTCAAGCAGTCCGAGAAACAACTCTGGCAACACACGCTCATCCCCGAGGCGGACGATATCAGCAGCCGCCTGACCGAGTTCCTGTTGCCGATGTTCCCCGGCGAGGCCGACCGGATCGCGCTGGACTACTCCGGCGTGCTGGCGTTGCAGGAGGACGCGACCGAACTGACCACGCAGGCCCAGGCGTGGTACGGCATGGGGGTGCCGCTGAATGCGTTGTTGCGGGAGTATGCGCCACACCTGCTGCCTGACGAGGGGCGGTATGCGTGGGGCGATGCGCCGAAAACGCAGGCGACGGACGCGACCGCAGGGACTGATCTGATCGATGAGGAGGCGAAGGCGCAGCAGGAGGAGGACGCAGACACCGCACGGTCTGCCCTCGCACTGGTGCGTGAGCTACGCGCACTGCCAGCACCGCAGACACGGGCAATTGAGTATGGCAGCGATCAGCATCAGTTGCTGTTGCGGCGTGCCGGCCGGGTGATGGATCGCGGCGAGCGGGCGATGCTGCGCGAGGTGCGCCGGCTGTTCACGCGGCAACAGGAGAGCGTACTGGCGCGGTTGCGGAAGCGTCGGTCAGCGCACGACGCGACGCACACCCGCGATGACGACGATAGCGTTGCCGAGCCGTTCGACGTGGCGCAGTGGACGGAGACGTTCCAGCAATCCATCCTGCCGATCCTGTCTGAGATTGTCGAGGATGCCGGCGGGCAGGTGTTTGACGACCTGGGCATCACCGGCGCGTTCGACCTGGACAACCCACTGATCCGGCAGTGGCTGGAGGATGCCGCGTTCACGTTCGCGCAGGAGGTCAACCAGACGACGATCGACCAGTTGCGCAGCCTGTTGCAGGACGGCATCGACAACGGCCTGTCGATTGACGAGTTGGCCGATGAGGTGAAGGCGCTGTTTGGGGAGATCTCGGACGGGCGGGCGGAGACGATTGCGCGGACTGAGACGACCGAGGCGGTGAACGCCGGCGGGTTGGAGGCGGCGCGGCAATCGGGGGTTGTGTCCGGCAAGGTGTGGTTAGCCGCATTGGACAACCGCACCCGCGAGAGTCACACTGAAGCGCACAACCAGGAGCGCGGGCTAGAC